AATTAAAATGCTTAGAAACCTTTTGGGCAAAATCATAATTAGAAGAACCACTAAACAACTTCATTACATATTAAAGGTTCTATTGTTTAATATTATTTAATAAAAAATATATTAATCTAAATATTACCAGGTCTAGTTAATAGAATAATAAAATTGAAATGTATTTTAGTCTTTTTAATAGATAATCATGATGTACTATAATTATCTCGGTGTTTTTTCGGAAATGAACCGGATAAATGCAGCCTTTACTATACAAAAAAACTGGAGAGAGAGGCGTTATAACCCTAAGTATAGACTGTGTTATAAAGTAGAGATGTCAAACATAGATGAGATCTGTATAGAATATGGAATAGGTAGTAAAGAAGAACTAGAAAAACAAACACCAGATTTTAAAAATAAACTTTTGAAATACCGTAAATTGGATTTTCAAAAGGAATTAAACAACATAAAAGAAATACTTAAAACAGTTAGTTTTAGAAAGGAGCGAGTTATTCTTAAGGGTAGGCGAAAAAAAAATGTGTGATACTTTTAATGAATAAAAATAAAAATATAGATAAAGTTTTAGTAGTATTAGCATCATATGGTATAGTTCAGGTATTAGCACAGGATCTAGGAATAAAAACTGGAACAAAACAGAAGGACCTCGTTCAGTCCCAACCTATCCAGTTTTTTATTTTATATAGTGGAGCATATATTGTTACCCACGACTATATATTGGCTCTAGTAGCAGTTAGCCTTTATTATTTTCTAAAATATGTGTATTCTGGTGGCAAAACCTCTCAAGTCTGTTTTGAAGAAATATAATAAAAATATTTATATTTTAAGAAATGTTAGTATATATATAAAATGGTGACCCAGCGCTGCACAGGAAAAAATCTTATCAATCACCTCACCCAAACCAACAAAATTACAGATTATGATGTAACCTACGTCCATGAAAAGGAAAATTTTGAGAATGAATGGCTATGTGTTGTTACCTTTTCGACAAAGGGAAAGGAACATTCATACGTTCAAAATGCTATTAATCAAAAAAAAGCATTTAATACTATCCTTACTAAAATTAATCCGGTTCTAACTAAGATTGCTGGTATTAAAGTTTATGAACAGACTCCCACTCCTCAGTGATAAATCTTGGTGAATAATAGTTTTCCAAGCCCTTCAGTGAGACATCGTTGTCTACATAATAGTATTTGTTATTGTATGTCATTAGAGATAGAGCTGTTTCTAGTTCCTTTGTATATTTATCATTTTTTGTTAGTTTTGTGTCAAGAAATCCTACATTCGTCTGAATTGTTGTAAAATCCTTTGAGAGAAGGATTGGTGGGTAGGTAATTTTTGAATTAAATTTTTGATTGTAATCCAAATGGATATTATCGTAATTTTCGACTGGCGCTGGCAAAACAGTGGGAGGGTTTCCCAATGTTTTGTACAGTTTTTGGATGACGGTGTGGACGGCAGAGAGATGTTGGTTGAGTTCGGACATGATGATATTGATGGTTGTGTGTATTTTTATAAATATATATTTTATAAATTCAATTTTTTTTAATTTGATTCGGTGTCTTCATACACATTATCAAAAACAAGTTTAGGCTGAGTAAACATAGGATTAATAGTGGTCACATCTAGAACCTCTTTAGGATATGGTTTATTGTATCGGTTATTTAGCTTCATATAGTAAGAATTCAATGGCACAAACAAGATTTCACTAATAATAATAGGTAGAATTGCAAATCCCAACTGGGTCATATAAGCTTTAACAAGAATTAGGAATGATAGAGCATCTACATAATGTGTCATATTTGAAAGAACAATCGCCCTAATAAGTGGAGCATCATTGTTATGGGTTCGTCTAACTGATTCAAAATATAGTTTCCCGATCCGGTTAATACTAATATGAGTAAATCGTAGCAATGAAAGGAACGTAATAACAAAAATATACATATCATTTGTGTGTACAGGAAAGTTTACAAGAGTAAGATTATTTCTGGGACCAATGTGAACATAGTCATTCGTTTTATAATAGACATAAATGCAATCAGAACCAACACGCAGTGAGTAACAATACTAATACAAGTAATCGTATCTAGTTCCATTTATATTAACTATATTATTAAGTTTAAATAATTATAATTTAAAACTTTATTGACTAGTTATAGTAAATGAACACCTTGTTTATTATTGCAACACTATTTACTGGTTCCTATGGTATAGGAGTTGAAACGTGTAACTATAATGATGTAAATACTTGTTTAGATAATTGGCCCTGTGCCTGGTGTAATAAGAGCACTATAACCAACACAACGGGTTGTTATAAAATCCCTATTTGTGGAATTAATGAAGAAATTTATAATACATGCACTATTGATAACAAAAAAGTTTATTCCGCAACCTGTTTTATTTCAAGCACACTTTTTATTATATTGCTTGTTATGGGATACTATATTTCTATGATTGTAATTTTTGGTAAAGTAAACACGATTCTAATTAACGAACAGGTAAGCGAGAAGGTTAGGAAATCTATTAATAGTGTTATCTCTATTATGACGATTGTCCCACTACTACTTACATTTATATTCAAACCAGTTACATTCTATTTTTTGTTCTGTTCTTACCTTATTACAGGATGTAGTGTCTATTTGTGTGTTAAAACAAATAAAAGAGTTGTAGTTACTGAAGTAAACCTAGAACAACCTCCTTCCTATACAGAACAGCTACAGGAAGATACTACAATCCAACAACCGGAACTTACAAATGTTCAAGAGAATGAATCACAACCTCTTCTATAAATTTAATACAAAAAAATTGAATATAAAGATTTATAAATATAAATATTAACCATGACTTACACCACCAATATGTGCAATCATGATGAAGAAATTTTTGGACCATGTACTTATAGCTCCACAACTAATTCTACCTTATCCGAAGATTCCACCTTAGTAAATGTTGTGGGTCTTCTGCTCTGTGTGTGTATTCTTACTTCCTGTTTCTGTTCCCTATATGGTAGGGGAATATTTGATAAATTAAAAAGAAAGCTTAAAAGGAGAAGGCGTAGGTTTGAGGGATACCACGATATTCTATAATTTAGCACATCTAAATCCTATAAATTGTTTCCTACAATCTGGCATCTGAGCATTTCTATAACTGGAGGTGATCATAAAATCTGGCACACACCACGCCCCACCTTTACATATTTTTTTTTGTCCAAAAAATGGATAACTCATTTCTCTATAAACAGGGTCTATTTTAAAATTATCATATGGATAAATAGTTTCTTGACACCATTCCCAACAATTACCGATTAATTGTTCTACACCATTCAAATTATTTAGGTCTTCCGTATTACTTTTTACACTCGTTATCCATTTATTACTATAGTTTATATTACATTTATAAAGTCTTTCTTCATCATCACCCCATGGATAAAGAGTAGTTGACCCATTTGTAGCTAAATATTCCCATTCTGATTCAGTTATTAGTCTAACACCTTTCCATTTACAAAATGCCTCTGCTTCATACCAAGAAATGTTTATAATTGGAAAATTGTATATAGTTTCAATATCTATCAGTCTAGCGAAATAATTAATATAAATTTTTTTGTTTATAAATTCCCAATACAAAGGGCATTTAATATCGTTATTCTTTTTCCATATATTACCTCTAAATGACCACAATTCGTCTTTGTCATAACCACCTTCAAGATAGAATTGTAAAAACATATGAAAAGTTATTAATGTTTTAGAGACTGAGAAATCCTTTACTTCCTTTTTAAAACTTGGTTTTTCATTATCAAACCCAATTTTTTTTGTATTATATCCCTGTGTAAAGTTCCCTCCTTTTATGTCTACAAAGTTTAATTTGATTATACCAGAAGTGTTGGCATTTATGGATTCAGACAAACAGAATGGTGCTATTTTATATACTAACTGGTTTGTAAAAATAAAACTTTCGATATGCATATGTAAATGTGTAATAACTAACATTATTAAGTAGTATTCGGAACCATCTATTATATTATGTTCAATAAAATGTTTAACTTTGTTATTAATTTCAGAATAGTATTTTTTGATTTCACTAAAACTAGGGAATACTTGTTTATATCTTTCTTCTGACGGTATTATAAAACTATCATAAATATTATTCGTAAATCTTGGATCATATTCATATTTGTGTTTAGTATCTATATACCTAAGACAGTGTTTTTCCATAAAGAATATAGGATGTATAGCCTCCCATATAATTGGATTATGTTCTTCGATAGTAGATTTCTTTATATAATCTACTTCCCAATTTAAAAAAAAAAGAAAATCTAGAACCTTTATTTGTGTTGCTTCAAGCAGCCTAATAAGTTGTCTATTTGTATGTAATTTTATTGTATGTTTAGTTCTATTAAATATTTCTTTCCTAGAAAGTTCCATAGTAATTTAAAATAAATTAATTATATTATTTTTTTTTTCCACTCTTAGCCGTCTTTGAACGTTTAGACTTTGGACCAGAATTTTTAGAGTTCGTACGTGCCGGTGTTCCAAGCTGGGATGGTGGTCCAAATGGAACAGGTTGAGTGGTATTTCCATTATTTCCATTATTTCCATTATTTCCATTATTGTCTATATTAACAGCGGCGCGCTTTCTAATTCTACTTGGTGTTACAGCAGGTGCTACTGTAGCAGTAGCAGTAGCATTAAAGGGGCGCGGTTGAAGAGTAATCGGTTGAGTAATCGGTTAAAGGGGCGCGGTTGAAGAGTAATCGGTTGAGTAATCGGTTGAGTAATCGGTTTGGTTGTTACACCCTGTGCTTCAACTGCTTCCTCGCCAAGAGTTTTTTCTAATAACTTTTGAAGGAAATCATATTTTTTTCCAGCCGTGCAAAGCATTGCTACATATTCATTTAATCTTTCTCTATTAAGAACAATGCGTATAAGAGAATTTTCTCCTAAACTAGATAACACGTAGTCCTCCCACATAATATCAATGACATAGCGTTTTAGATCGTCAACATCAGCTGTTTCAAACTGTTGTATAGACTTCCCAGCCATATTAACAATAGGCTCCATAACCCGAATTAACTCATTTGTGTATATAATGGACTTCATGTAGGAATAGGTGAAAATGTTAAATACCACATATATAAATATACCTAGTGGTACTATAGTCGTGCTAGTCATATTGATTGTTGTTTGTTGAAGGAATTCGAGTATAGAAATTAATAAATTATGAAATATTTGAGGACCCTGTGCTGCTAATTTAGCTAATTTAAATCCTGTTCCAGCAAGTGCAACCATCCATTGGAGCAATTGTAAAGTGTTTAATTGTATTTCGCTAGTTGTAGCAACCTGAGTTGTCACAAATGCTCTAATCATTTTCCAAATTCTAAACATAAAATTTGTAGTTGAACCAAGTAAAAGTCTACCAAGTTGTGCAGCAGGGTCGGTTAGTATTATTTGTATTATATGATGCAAAAGTATATATAAGGTATTCATGTATAAATCTTCATTTTTTACATCACAGGCAGATGGCGCACCAATAGCTAACTGCCTAGTTACAAAGGCACCAACGGCTTCATCTAACTGAGTAAAAAGTTCGTAAACAAAATCCTCAGCATCCTGCGCCGTCTTCAGGGCTTCAGTCGCGACCGCACCATTAAATTCTCCATTTGCACTATATCCATTAGAAAAATTTGGAGGTGGGAAAGTCTGCGATTCTTGAGTATTCCCACTGTTTGACTTTCTACGAAACACACTCGAAGCAGCCGCAGCAAGTCTATTTAATGGACCAGCACCACCTCTTTTACCTTTCTTAGTTTTACGTTTATTCTGTTTCCTTTTTACAGATTTCCCTTTATTAAGAGATTTACCTTTCTTAAGAGATTTACCTTTCTTAAGAGATTTTTTAGAAACTAGTGCTCTTTTTTTTGATAGTTTTGAACCACCCTTCGTACACTTTTTTCCACAACTATATCCCTTAGATTTAGGTCCACATTTACAGTTATCCTTTTTTTTTCCAGTAACAGCCATATATTATAATAAAATAAATTAAATATTGTTATTTATAAATTTCTGTAATTTTAATCCATCCATAAAATTATAAGTATCAAATACTACAACTCTTAATAATTGTGCCTGGTATTCAGCATCTACATCATCAAAATATATCGTTTTCGAATATTTTTTTAGAAGTTTTTTTATAATAGTTTTTTTTTGCATAGAAGTTTTTTTATAATAGTTTTCTTTTGCATAAATCTTTCCAGATGTTCTCTTTCTATAAAAACAGGGAAAATATAAATTTTGGGTATTTTATAATCAATTGTTTCTATTTTACCTTCCATAAAATCACTCAATTGAAAACAAAACTCTTTGTTATAAAGGTTAAAATCTCCATTTAAACGCAAATGACATTCTATAATATTCCCATCTATAACATCCATATTTAGACACCCTCTATAATTTTTCATATTGGTGTTTATCCAATCTATAATATTTTTAGGAATCTCATATTTTGTAGTATGATGTAATTTAAAACTACCCTTTCCACCTGGATATGATCTTAAACAGGAACTAAATATTATTTTGGTATTATCTAATATAAAATCACACACAATATGTTTTCCATCAAAATAAGGCTGCCAGAAAAACCCATCCTTTTTCTCTAAATCATATTCATCTATGTTGTGAATAATTTTAAATCCACGACTTAATCCATACAAATTTACAATAGGTTTAAAAATGATAGGATATTTTGCTGGATATACACCCATTGGACCACATAACATTTTTTGCGACTTAGAAAGCCATAATTTATTATAGACAAAATTGTAGTCTGGTATATTAATATAGCAGTCAATATCACTTGGATATATTTTATCAGAAAGATTATATTTATCTATATAGTCTATAAGATTAATATAGTCCATTACTAATACAAAAAAATAAAAAAAAATACATTATACTTAGATATTTTTAATATCATCTAAAGTAATTTCGTCTAGATTACTATCTACATCCATTTCATCTGGTTCAAATGTAAATTTAGGTCTAACAACCGGTTCATCCGATGTTACAACCGTATCCTTACCAAATGTCTTCTCAAAATTTTCCATTGAGGGTGATGGTGGTTTAGAAAGACCATGGTAGAATAGTTCTTTCGCTGCATCACTATAATACTTTTTATATTTAAATAGTTCACTTGCTGGATTGAGCATATCCCCAATATTATCATCTGTGATTACTATATTTTGGAGTTCCTTGCCATACTTCGTATCTAACTCTGTATTAATATAAATACCTATAAGTTGAAGACTTTCATAGTCATACACCGGAGGGAATGGGGTATTCATTTCTTCATCAATGTAGTAATCTTTACCATTATAGACTACCCCAGTTAAAGATTTCTTAAAACTTTCAGGCGAATAATCAGGTGAGTCTGATCTAATCATAGTTTCATATGATGTAGCTGGATTAGAAACACGTTTTTTACCCATAATCAAAGTATCTATATCATATATATCACCAATAGTAGCCTTATCTAACTGGTCAATGGTATCTAATATTTGAATATTATCAAATTCGGCAATAGGTACAAATCGTGTGTCTACATCATCTACGTTCATTATATATTGATTCTCGTCTGTTTTTTTTATATAAATAGTATTACCATAGTAAGGTTCTAGTAATTCATCAATACTAGTTAAAGATGTATTCACCAAATACTGTAGTAGTTTTTTCATATCTCTAATATTGAGGAATCTACCAAATTTGTCTTCAAAATATGTTTTAGTTTCCTTTGTAGCAGCGACCGGTTTATTATCCGTTTCCTTTTCCTCACTATACGAAAGACTATCTAATACACTAAGGTCGATTGTATCACTTTTTTGTTGTGATTTTTCTAGAACAATTTTTTTAACTTCTTCTTTAGTTGTATCTAATTTAGAAATATTTGGCTGGTCTTCGGTAATAAGACGCAAAGATATACCCATAGCTTCACATTCTTGTAGAAGCTGTTTCATAGAATATGGCACATGAATCTTGTGAATATTGGATGTTTTCGTGTTCTGCATATCTAATTTAATATCTTCTACTTTATATTCTGTATTAATAAATGATAATGGACCATCAGTCGAAGGACAGACCTGTCTGTTTTCATTTGGATTAACTATCATTTGGATTAACTATAGCAGTTAGACCACTATTATCACTAATATGATACGAATACGCATCAGACCTATTAAATATAGATTCTTTGAGGAAATTAGCAACACCATGTGATAGTAAAGCATCACGTTCCATTTCACCTATACGTAGACCACCACCAATAGCCCGACCAGATGGAGCCTGTCTAGTCTTCTGTGTGTATTTGCCAGTAGCTCTTGAATTAATTTTATCCTTAACCATATGTTTTAATCTCTGGTAATAGGTTGGTCCAATAAATATATTGCTTTCAACTTGAGTTCCATGTATACCATTATGTAGTATTTCATCCCCATGACGACTCATACCACAGTTCTGTTCCAAAATATCTGAAATATCTTCGGATTCTATATTAGTAAAAGGTGTCGCATCCGCTTTAAATCCATAGTGGCAGCAAACCTTACCCATAATACACTCGATAAACTGACCGATAGTCATACGACTCGGGATAGCATGAGGGTTAATAATAATATCTGGGGTTAACCCTTCTTTGGTGAAAGGCATATCTTCCTGGGGAACTATCATACCGATAACACCTTTCTGACCGTGTCTACTGGCAAATTTATCACCTAATACCGGATCACGTGGGGTACAAATACGAACCTTACAGATTCTATGCGCATGACTGTTAGAATAGTCCATAAAAACTTTATCAACTACACCTTGCCCTCCACCCTTTACTGCAACACTACTATCAAAATTACTTTCATTTTTAGTATATTTTCCAATTAAAACATCATTTTCTTCAACATATAACCCTTCTTCAACAACACCATATTCATTTAGTTTAGAATAGTTGTATTTTTTATTAGTATCAATATCTAGTTTACTGTCTTTGATGTTTTCAATTATATCTTCAGAATCAGTTTTAGCATCTTTAGATTCATAGGTATCATAGGTCTTAAAATAACTAGATTTAAATAATCCTCTCTGAATAGCCTGTTTGTTAATCATAATAGAATCCTCCTGGTTATATCCAGTATAAGACATAATAGCAACAATGGCATTTATACCAGTTGGAAGATCATCAGCCATCGAATATCCAGTTAGTTTGGTGTTAACCAATGGTTTCTGAGGGTGATGAAGAACATGTGCGGAAGTATCAAATCGTTTTCTGTAGTTACTAATATAACAACCAACAGCCTGTTTACTCTGTCCTGTACCATATACATTTCTAGGTGCCTGACTACGATTGGCATAGGGTATATTAAATCCTATAAACCCCATAATAATACTAGGATGTAGTTCCATATGTGTATAAGAATTAAAGTCATTCGTTTTAAGTGTGTCATAGTTAGTAGATATTAGTGTAGTATTTGCTTCATCTATATCTAAAAATTCTACAACACCTGTGCTATTTTTAAGGTCATCAATAACAGTTTCTTTATTAAAATTTTCTTTAATCGGACATAAAACATCATTATTATAAAAATTAAATGGTGTCTTTTTATTTTTAAATCCAGAAAGCAATTTATCCCACTTTATAGTATTCTTTTTAATTCCATCAAAATGCATTTTATTTATTAGTAGTTCGTTGTTTTCTACAATATATAATGGTCTACAACACCTACCACCATCTGTAAAAATCTGTATTTCAAAGTCTTCTATGACAAATGATATTGAAGTAAACACATTTATTAATCCATTCCTTCTATATAATCTTAGTATATTAATAAAGTCCATTGGGTCTTCAATCATACCAATCCATTTACCATTTACAAATACCTTTACTTTATTAATAACTAATTTAGGAGTAATATTAGAAAGAGGAACAACACCCTTTTCATGACATAGTTTAATAATAGGTTCAGGATTTATACCAAAGGTTATATAACACATAGAACTCATATGTTTTTTGATACCAATATTACCACCATCTGGTGTTTCTACCGGACAAATAATACCAAACTGTGAACCGTGTAATTTTCTCTGACCTATCGCAATATCTTGAGCAGCACCCAGGGTATTAATACGTCTAAGTTGTGAAACTGCGCCGATAGAAGTTAAACGATTAAGTAGCTGAATTAATCCTTTTTTATTAAGAATATTTCCTATTTTAAAAGATTTTAAAAATCCATCCTGTATTACTTTATAATTAAAAACTTGATCAATGTTTTTATCATTAATTATATTAGCATAATTTTTTTTTTGATATTCACTACTATTAAAACGGTAGACACTATCAATAGACTGTTTTGCATCTCTTTGGAATTGTTTTAATCTTTCTCTAAATAAGGAAGCTAGTAGAAATCCAGACAGATCCACGCGCTTAAACATAAAACTATCCCTATCAGTTCCAAGTTTGACTTCTAGTAATTTATTAACAACATAACCAAGATAATATTTTTTAGAATTATAGCTATCACCAACATGAGGAAATAAATCAGTCGATATAATATCCATTAGATGACTCATAGTCCCACCATAGTTAAGATTCATTAAATATCTCATAGCAGACATTTTATCATAAATATCGCCATTATTTTCTATAGATGGACGGAGATGTTCTAAGAATAATTGACTCTTTTTACTATCCAAATCATATAAAATAAGTTCAAGAATCTCTTTATCCGATTCAACACCTAAAAGTCTAAATAAAACAAATAGAGGTATTGGTGTGTGCATCATTGGTAATCTTACGGT